TTCTTGTTTCCAATTTGGCATCAGCTAGGTTCTGTCGGCCAAGTGATGTTATCTGGGTCGGACTGAGAAGAAGGTATATCTCTGAGTGCCTGACGATATGTCTTCCATTCATCAGATAATGTGAGATCGCTACTAGCTCTCCAGTCTGTTAAAGAAAGTTTTGCGTTTCTTTTTGCTCTAACTTCTACCCATTTTTCAGCAAGAATTTCTGCCTCTGTTGGAATATTTGCATTATGTTCTGCAATCTCCTCAGCGGTCATTTCAATGGTTACACCATTGACCGCTTTGTACATTTTTTCAGACATTAGTTTTTCTTTTTTTAATTTTTTTAATTATGATTCTTTATATTTATAAAGTAATATATCAGCTTCATCAATAGCGTAGCCTTGGGTTGACGCAAATCTAATTCCGTACATTCTTGGGTGATTACCATAACCACCAGCTTGATTAAAATATCCATAAGTGAAATTTTCTTCAGCACCCTGATACATAGCAGAGAACGTACCCCAATTAGTACCAGCTCTTGTACTAAATTCAAATACACCAGTAAAATTATGTGAGTTTCCCGCTCCGGCACTTAAGGACAAATAATTGCTACTATTAGAAGAATACCATCCACTATAATTAGGCATATTCATATAAGCCATCTGTGTAGCACTAGAACCAGAATTAAAGGTTCCACTACTGTTAAGCAAGTATATACCCTGTCCGCTGCTTCCAGACAATTGATTTGTATACATTAATTTCTTAATTACAAGTCTATACATAGCGTTATCATCAAGAGGATAAAAATCAACTGAATAGACATTTGGAGTATTTGATATTTGTGTATGAGTTACTAACTGAAGACCAGCCCCAGCAGATGCAGCAAAGCTTGTAGGTAGTACAGAAGTTGGTAATGTACCACTTGTTAAATTATTAGCGTTTAATTGTGTTAAATCAGCAGTAGCTAAAGTAGCACACTCTAATTGTCCTGTAGCAGTATTACCAGAACCAGTTTTACTTTTTACTCTTAAAAATTTATCTGCTTCGACATTATTATCAGGCAGGGTCAAGGTATAAGACTGCCCCGCACTATGTGGTGGAGATTTTAGTTTTACACCGTTGTTACCTGTAAGAGTTTTTAATTCTAAAGTACCATCATTTCCACCAGCACCTTTAACTTCAACAACTCCAGTACCTAGAGGAGATAATTTTACGTTGGTGTTTTCTGTTTTACTTTCAAGTTCATTAACTTTTATTTTTGACATAATTACTGATCCACGTATTTGTACAACATTATTTCTGTTGGAGAGGTAAAGTTATTACCATAATGAGTTTTGAATTGTATTCCACCTATACGGATAGTATTATAAGGTTGATGGTTAATCGACAGCCAACCTTCGTACATACTATATGCGTTATAATAGGAGTGCCAACTTCTAACCATCATGCTTGGCATATAATTATCAGTATTAAAATCAAGTATAAGGCCGTGATAAGTACTATTAGATCCTTGATATAAATTAAAATAAGCCGTATTATTTGGATAATAAAAAGCAGCTGAACCACCATTACTACCACCAGCTGTAAAATAAGTCGCACTATATGATGGCTGTTCTATGTGGTGTTCCCCTGTTGCATTACTACCGTTGAGTAGATTACCATTAGCATCAAACCACCCCATTTCTATATGATCAGTGCCAGTTAATGATAGATTTTTTGCAACCAAAGTATATTGAGAATCTATGTCAAAGTTTGTAATCCATATTTGAGAAAGATTAGAAGTTAACGTGAACTTCTGTTGAAGTTCCATCGCAAAGCCTGATGTATTTGGCAATGGAGATGGTATTCTGGCATTCGGTACATTACCTGTTGTAAAATCATTTGCATTTAAATTGTTCGTATCTACATTCGCTACACTTGCATATTCCAACTGTCCTACTGCTGTAGATCCACTTCCTGTTACACTTTTTACCTTTAAATATTTATCAACATCAACATCATTATCTGGAAGAATCAATGTGTGAGATTGCCCTGCACTGTCAGGAGGTGATTTGATTTTTACATTATTAAGTTGTGTGGTTGAATTTAGTTGTAATGTACCATCAACTAACTCACTTTGAACTTCAACATTACCAGTTCCGTTAGGTGTAAGTGCTACATTCGTAGTCTTAGCTTCAATTTCGTCTATTATAATTTTTGACATAATTTTAACTCTCCACGTACTTGTAAATACTCCAGTCGTTATAACCCATATTTCCACTAGCAGGGAAAAACCTAATTGAACCTATAGTTCTGGTTGTTTCAGTATTGCTTGAATTATAATTCCTAAAAAAACTAGCACCGATTTTAATTTGAGTCTCATGATATTTAGGATTAAAGCCTCGTAAAAACAGTACTGGTGCTCCGGTCATAGTAATAAAATCTGCTACGAAAAAATACCAAGTCTGATTACTGTAATTTGATTCATCTGGATCTAGATCAATATTAGTATCTAAATAATTATTTTGGCTGTAATTATGATAGTTTCTATAACCATAATATTTTCTCCATCTATACCCATTTGTGTACCAATTAAAAGCATTGTCTCCAAATTGACAACGTAACGAACCGTTTACTTCAGTACTTTTACATATAATTCTATATGCAGCATTGTTCTCGACACTAAAAATAACTTGACCATAGGCATTGACTGGGCTTGGATGAAATCTACTTACGAACTGTAGACCAGCTCCAGAAGTTGCTGGAAAAGATCCAAGTCTTGCATTAGGAACTGTACCTGATGTTAAGTTAGAAGCACTAAAAACAGGATTTGATGGTATTGGACTATCAGCGTATTCAAGTTGTCCAACGGCTGTTGTACCACTTCCAGTTATGCTTTTAACTTTTAATAATTTATCTTGTGCTATTTGATTATCAGGTAAAACTAATGTGTAGTTTTGACCAGCACTATCAGCTGGAGCTTTTAACTTTACACCATGACTGTTAGCAGAACAGTTTAATTGTAAGGTAGCATCATTTGTAGCACCTTTAGCTTCCAGTATTCCAGTTCCTTTTGGTGAAATTTTTACATTCGTATTTGTACTGGTTGCTTCTATTTCGTCGACTTTTAATTTAGCCATAATTTAAACATTTAAAAAAATTTTATAGTGGAACCATTTGTAACAGTTACAGTAGAACCAGATGCAATAACGAGTGGACTTATTGCGAAATAATTATTACCTGTAGTTGTTGTAAAGTCATTATTAACTTGGCTATCTGATTCTATAAATAGCTTTTCACCTCCAGTGCCTACTAGCGTTACTAGAGACATGAGGTAATACATTTGAAGTAACATAATTCTAAACGGTTACAAATTGTATTTGACTTCCAGCTGACACAGTTAATGTGGCATTAATTGTTAAAGGAAGAAGATTCAGATAATTTTTATTTGTTCCTGTTGTAAAGTCATTATTCATTACATTATCTGCCTCTATAAATACTTGATCACCACTTCCTCCAGTTAAACCTCCTGTTTCTGGAAGATCAGTTAAATTAGCTGCACTAACAGCCGGTAAAACAGCTGGGAACCTAGCATCAGGAATAGTACCAGATGTTAAATTAGTTGCATTTAAAGAAGTTAAATCAATCGTAGACCAACTTGTAGTTCCGCTTCCATCTGTTGTTAAGACTTGATTATTAGTACCTGATATTGGCGGAAAAGTAAATGTATAACTTGTTTGACCTGTTTGATCTACTGGAGCTGCTAATTTAACATATTGAGTCATTCTTCCCATTTGCAAGCCACTATTATCTAAGATGGAAGCAATACCGGCACCACTAGCTCCATCCTGATTAGTTCTAAAAGTTACGCTTGCGTTTGAACCACCAGCAGAAATAACAGGGTCAACATTATTTGTATTTCGATTTAATACTATATCGTGAACCTGAATATTATCAGTTGTTAAGTCTCCATTAATATTTTGATCACCAGTAAATGTATTACTTCCAAGACCAGCTAAGTTACCTGTAGCTGTTACACCGCCTTGCCAAGTACCACCATTATAAATTTTAAGTTCGTCTGAAGTAGTATTAAAATATAAATCTCCTTCAGCAAGCGCATTTCCTCCACCATCTGTAGTTGGATCTGAACTAGCTATCTGGTATTTATCATTAAAATTATTTATGTCAGTTAAATTATTAGCTGCTGTATTAACGTTTGCTATAGATCCGCCTACATTATTTACGTTGCCTATATTAGACGCAACTGTGCTTATATCAGTTAAATTAGAGTTAGCAGTATTTATAGCGGGTATATTGTTTCCAACATTTGCTACAGCTGTTGCGTTACTAGCAACTGTAGTTACCTCTGTAGCTTTAGGTACTAATCTATGAAATGTATATGTATGTAATGTCGTTGTAGATTCTACTAAAAAT